GATGCACTACAAGAACCAAGGGACAGGAAGCTATCCCCTGTAGAACAACTGGCAGATACAGAGTTTAGAGTCCAATTAAATCCTCAAAGCAAGGAATACGATGAGGAAGGCGTCTTTGTAGGTGACTACTCGGTAGCTAGATACTCCGATATGTACCGAAACCCCTCTAAGTACACTGGGGTGGCTGTTAGCAGGCCGGGAGCGAACGTCTCTGTCCGAGCAGTCCACATTGATACTCCAACCCAGCTCTCTGACACGATGCCACGTCGCTACGGCTTAAAGCCCGGACAGCTTTTACGGAGGGATAAAAGCTACCAGATATCCGGGACAATGGGCGGGACGCAGCTCCCTGAAGAAGTAATGAACCATGAGGCTTTCCATGATGCGGCTGGTAGTGCAATCAAATCGGAGTTTATGAATAAGGATTACCAGAAAAAATACAACGTATTAAGCAACTCATTTGTGGCTGGACTGGGTATTTCGCTTGCTGAAGCACTTGCGTACCACCATACCCGTACCTACTCTAAGAATCCTGAAGCGCTGGGCCAAGCTACTCGGTGGCTCGATAAAGCAGAGCGAACGGCGGATAATCTGATGGAGGACACAGACCCTACTAAGTACAGATTTACACAAGGAGGTAAGACTACTTTCACCCTCACCAAAAAAGAGATAGGGAGCATGTACAAAGAAATCCTAATAGGGCGGCTACCACAATTCTACGCCGCTATTGAAGACGCAGCCAAGAAAAGACACAAAGCGCTGGGATATAAGTAATGCCTATACAAAGATGCACTCTAAAGAACGGGAACAAAGGATGGAAATACGGGAAAGTCGGAAAATGCTATGCAAGTAAGTCCGCAGCCAAGCGCCAAGGCGCAGCAATCAAGATTAGTCAGAAGCGAGCTGGAAAAAGCGGTAGGCATAGCTAAAGAATTAAGACAAAGAGAAAGATACAACAGGATAGATGCTTATGATCCCTATCCTTACCAACTAGCCTTCCACGGAACAGGCTCTCTAGCTAACCAGAGGCTCCTAATGGCTGCTAACCGCATAGGCAAGAGTTATTGCGGCAGTATGGAGATGTCCTACCATCTAACTGGGTTATACCCTGAATGGTGGAACGGGAGAAGGTTCAGACAGCCTATTGTGGGATGGGCTGGTGGTGTTTCTAACGAAACGACCAGAGATATTGTCCAATTCGAACTATTGGGCTCCCCAGATGACCCGGAAGCGTTTGGTTCCGGTACTATACCGAAAAAGCACATAATAAAGACCGAACGGAAGCCCGGAGTCCCTAACGCCAAATCAGTAGTGCTGGTAAGGCACGTTAGCGGTGGGAGCTCGTCTTTATTCTTCAAAGCCTATGAAATGGGTGTTGAGAAGTGGCAGGGACGTTCAGTCGATTGTATATGGCTAGACGAGGAGCCAAGCAGGGATATCTATTCCCAAGCTGTAACGAGAACCCTTGATAGGAAGGGTCTGGTTTACATGACCTTCACCCCAGAGAACGGGATGACAGAGACGGTTGCTTCTTTTATGAACAACCTCAAACCAGGACAGTCCCTGAATAACGCCACATGGGACGATGCTTCTGAGAAAGTCCTATCTATGAAGGGAGCAAGAGGTCATCTCAACGAAGCGGTTATGGAACAGATTTTATCTTCCTACTCTCCGCACGAAAGAGAGATGCGTAGGTATGGAAGACCCTCTATAGGGAGTGGTTTAGTCTTCCCTATAAGCGAAGAGAAGTTAATGATAGACCCCATTACTATTCCAAGTCATTGGCCTAGGATATGTGGAATAGATTTTGGATTCGATCATCCAACAGCATGTGTATGGCTTGCATGGGATCGAGATGAGGATGAGTTCTATGTATATGACTGTTACAGGCAAGCAAAGGCTTCTCCCGCGATTCATGCAAGCATTATGCGGACTAGGCCGCACTTTATCCCCATTGCTTGGCCCCATGACGGCAATAGACGAGATTCTATGGGTAATCCCGGGCTGGCTGACCAGTATAGGAGCCTAGGGTGCAATATGCTCCCTTTCCACTTTGAAAACCCACCCGCTTTAGGTGAAAAGAAGGGAGGAAACTCCATAGAAGAGGGAATCATGGCTCTTCTGCAGAAAATGGAGTCTGACAAGTTCCACGTATTCTCTACTTTAGGGGACTGGTGGGAAGAGTTCAGGATGTACCATCGCAAGGAGGGAAAAATAGTACCTCTACGAGATGACTTAATGAGCGCCACACGATATGGCGCAATGTCAATGAGATTTGCTGTGTCTGGGGAAGACCCGACATGGACTAACGACTTAGAGTACAGGAATTATGGGATTATTTAATGGCTGACAAATATACCGAAGAGGAACTGGTAGCTCGAATACAGGAGGAAATAACCGACTCTTTAGGCTATGGGGACGAGATTTCCCAGCAGAGAGAGCGGGCTATGGAGTATTACTACGGCCTTCCCTTCGGAAATGAGGTAGAGGGGAGGAGTCAATTCATAGATTCCACAGTTCAGGACACCATAGAGTGGATAAAACCCTCTTTAATGCGTGTTTTTGCTGCTGGGGACGATATGGTTAAATTCACACCCCACGGCCCTGAAGACGTACCTATGGCTGAGCAGGCTTCAGATTACGTCAATTACGTGTTCACTAAGGACAATCCGGGCTTTGAAATACTGTATTCCTGGTTTACCGACGCTTTATTGTCTAAAAACGGCATTATAAAGGTCTGGTGGGATGAGACTGAAGAGTCTACGAGGGAAGAATACTACGATCTAACGGATATAGAGGTTGAATCTATCATCTCTGATGACGACGTAGATGTCGTCCAGCACACCGAAGAAGAGCGCGAAGTAGAATCGGACATAGGACAGGTTGTTGAGACAAGGCACGATCTTGTTATCAAGAGGAGAGAAAGAGACGGCAAGATCAAGATAGAGAATGTTCCTCCTTCCGAGTTCCTGATTTCTCGAGAAGCTAAATCTATCCCACAGGCAAGATTCGTTTGTCATCGAGTAAGAAAGACCTTATCCGAGTTAAGGGAGATGTACCCGGATCAGGACCTTGAGCCCGAGGATTTAGGTGGTGATGAAGATGATACCACTTTCCCCAGTGAGCGGGAATCGAGATTCGACTTCGACAATAGCTCCAGCTTCCACTTTGGGGCATCCGAGCCGGAAGAGGCGCTAAGAAGCTACCTAGTACATGAGTCCTATCTCAAAACAGACTTCGATGGGGATGGGATTGCGGAGCTCAGGAAAGTCTGCGTAGTAGGGGATTATGTTCTTGAGAACGACCCGATAGACGCCACTCCCTTCGTCTCCATAACGCCAATAAAGATTCCGCACAAGTTCTTTGGCCTATCAGTTGCAGACCTTGTTATACCGCTTCAGCTAATGAAGAGCACTCTGATGCGAAACCTCATGGACAACATGTACAACATGAACTTCGGTAGGTATGCAGTTCTTGAGGGCCAAGCGAACTTAGATGACCTCTTGACACAGCGCCCGGGCGGGATAGTAAGGGTTAAATCCCCTAATGCGATTACTCCTTTAACAACCCCGCCCTTAGAGCCTTATTCATTTCAGATGCTGGAATACCTGGATGGGGTAAGGGAATCCAGAGCGGGAGTATCCAGGATGTCTCAGGGTATGAATGAAAATGCCCTAACCTCTCATACCACGGCAACAGCAGTAAATGCTGTTATGACGGCTGCTCAGAGTCGAGTAGAACTCATAGCCAGGAATTTCGCAGAGACTGGAGTTAAGGACCTGATGCTTGTCATCTACAAACTCCTGTATAAATTCCAGGACAAGGAACGCATGGTGATGCTGAGAAATGAATGGGTGCCAGTCCGTCCCGACGTATGGAAAGATAAGTACGACTGCACTGTCAGCGTAGCTTTAGGAAGTGGTAATAAGGACCAGCAGATGGCCCATTTGTCCCAGATGCTCTCCTTCGCTGGAGAAGCTATGGGTGGTGGTTTGAGAATAGTCAACGAACAGAACATGTACAACCTTGGTGCTGCTCTTGTCAAGGCAATGGGCTTTCAGAATGTAAGCGACTTCCTGACTGATCCCTCTCAAATACCCCCACAACCGGGAGAGCCTAGCGAGGCTCAGATGGAAATGCAGGTCAAGAGTAAAGAACTGGACATCAAAGCTGCTGAACTCCAGTTAAAGCAACAGAAGATTCAGCAGGAATACCAGAAACTTGCCGTCGATTCCCGACTCAAGCAAGAAGAACTTAACCTTGAGCGTGAGCAGAATCGCGCCGTAGCTATAGGAGCAACATAGAAGCTAAATGGACAACGAACTAAGGGAACACAGGGCAAAAGCCTTGGTCGATAACCCGCTGTTTCAAGAAGCATTTGATGTACTAAAGGAAGATTTAATGAGCCGATGGAGTAATAGCGGTTCAGCAGATTTGCAAGCTAGGGAATCAATCTGGCTTGCAATGCGACTGCTTGACAGGATTCATGGTCATGTAACGTCCATTATAGAAACAGGGCACATGAACAAGATTCTTGATGAGCAACATCCATTAATCTGAGGAGAAACTAAAAAATGGCGGAAAAGCAAGAAGCCCCGCAAGCACACGAAGAACAAACGCAACCCGGTAGTTTATGGGAAGCACAAGCGGCATTACTCAA